AGCAAGAACGCCACTTATATCAATAGGGACAATAGGAGGGTTGTAAGTAGGAATAGGGTTAGACTTGCTAACATCGCCATCATTTACCCCATCGACCCCTAGAGTCATTTTTACTCGTTGATGTTTGACGCCATTGATGTCGTCTGTCGCAATGACATCTCCATCAGAACCCTCATTAAGCGTGGTGTTATCTGCCATAATTACACCGCGTGAATAAGTGTGGGAAATGCTTCGAGAGTCACGCGCTGACCTTTTACAATCGCCGTATTGTCCAGAATAATGTCCGTACCAATCGTGCCTACAGTGAGCCCTGATATAACGGTAGCTCCGGTACTGTCTGTAAGGCGGGCAAGGGCTGCAATGCCTTTACCTATTGCTTTCTTATATTTTGGAAACCCGCTTAATGTTAAAGTGTCCCCAAATACTGTCCCTGCCATCACATCCAAAGGGATTTTCACTAATACGCCTGTAGTGCCTGTTTTACCCATCAATGCGGTACCAATCTCAATATTACCTGTCGGTATCAATTGAAGGATGGCAGACATTCTTGCGGACTTGGCGTTAGGGGAGTATTCCATTATTGTTTATTACTCTTGCCGCCAGCGGCTTTAGGTGTATTGGTTGTCATTGCCTTTAGAGCTGGGTCCCCATTCGGGCTCGGAGCCTGCTGACCTTGACCTTGCTGAGTAAATAGAGTGCCAGATAAAGGAGGGGCTCCAGGAGCTCGTGGCCCTGTGCGTAATAATTCTGCGGCTTCTTCATCAGTGATAAATCCTAACGACAGTTGCTCAAGGATTCGAGTCTGTTTCATGGATTTGAACGCTTCAAGTTCTACTTCAGGGCGTAGATCAATAGGTTCGAACTCACATTTTACGTAGCCGTCAAACCCGTATAAGCGCACGGCTAAAGTCATAGCCCTAGACATCACAGACTCAACAGGCTGATGTAACCCTTCAGCTGTTTTGATAAACAATAAGCTTTCTGTCGATGAGGTATTCTGAGATCCGCCAGACGTCCGCTTTCCTACAACAGCCGCAGGGGTTTTCAACGCAGTCGCTAAGATGGAGTCAATAGTCTCCATCAGAGGTTTGTAGTCTGCTGAAGCCCCTATCTCGGAGTTTAAGTAGCTTGCTTCCATCGTATCGAAGAAGACTAAAGCGGATTCTGGACTTAATTTCTCGATCTCAGTTTTTACAGAGACACGCGCAGACTCAACCCAATCAGCCAATTTATTAGGGTCTGATCGAACTTCAAGTGGGGCGCTATTAATTAGTTTTTCAGAAAGCAGCTTAACAACTAGACGAGAGTGTCCAGAACGCTTAACAACGCGTCTGATATCGTCTACAGTCTCCGCATGGAAGAAAGAAGTGTTAAGGCCGGGTTCTAACGGAGAATACGTGTAGGAGGTCGTTAGGTCTTGATCTAAAGAGGCATAGAAAAAAGTAGGAATGTTAAGGTCTGTAACGCCTTTAGCAGTCGTTTGATAAGGGGTGATCTTATTGCTCATCCCATCAACGATCTTGCTGACTTTGAATTTTACCGTTTCAACCGCAACAGGCTTTAGTTGGATAGGCAAGCCTGTCTTATCAAGGACAAGCTCCATGGAGCAAGCACCTGTCAAAGGGATAGAGCGGATAAGGTTTTCTTTGACCGCTTCAAAAGTCATTCGACCGTCGTACCCTTGTGAATAATCAAAGGTATTATTTAGGCGAACAACAATAGAGCGTAGAAGATTAGACCCGTCGGGATCAAGTTGATGGTCTGAAGAGTAGACCTTCATGTGAAGTTCAGTATTCGCTAGGCGAACAACCGCAGCCACTGCCGCAGAAACATCCCCATGCACGCGTGCAAGAGTCCGAATCGCTTCAAGGGTTTTCCCTGTATTGCGAAGATCCGCAAGTGAAGTATTAAAATAAGAGGTAAGAGAATTAACAAGGTTAGAGTCAGCGCCCTTCCCTGTTGATGGAGTGGCAGACGTAACCCCTGTAGCAATCTTTTTAATGATTACTGGATCAGTATTCTTTGTTGCTGCCATCCTTGGCATCTCCTTAGAGAGTATATATAGTAATAGGGTAACTTGTTTTGCCTAAACTCACAAGTGCTAATTTATTGTATATTGAGTCTTACTTTAATCGCTACAATCATAAGAGCAATTAAACCGATAATCGCTGCTACGAGCATAAAAGCAGAAGTTGAAAGTATCAGAGCCTCAATCATTTTCCTTACTCCAAATATCTCTACATAACGGAGAACACCACCTGTGCTTTTCTGACTTCGTTTCAAACCCACAAGATAGACACTCTTGACCTGGGTTATGTAATTTAAGTTTTTTACTACGTATGTGCTTAACTTGTGCCTCAAAAAATACTTGATACATAGTGTCTGCGTGTTCTATATCGTCCATGATGTCCTACTTTGAAAATAATCGTAAAGGGTCTGCCGGAGATTCCTTCTCCGCTCTCTCACCTACTATGGCTTGAGTGATTTTAACACCGGGCGACCATTCTGTTGCCCAGCTCGACTCTACCAATTTAGAGGCCATGTTCAAGTAGTTCAAGGCATGGAAGTAATGATCTGGCGAGGTCTTCAACCACTCAGATACCACTTCACCTTTATCCGTGACTCGATCTACTCTTTTCATGCCCTGCAAGTGGGACTCCATTAAACTGCTATCAGGGAAACGCGCAAACTTGACCTTGTTAGTGTTTAATCTCTTAACTAATACGTCTATCGACTTCGTTCTGTTCGCTTCTAAAGTGAAATCAGACTCTCTAACCTGCGAAATAGCGGTTCTACGGTTCGTTAATGTGTAAGTGCATAGCAACACCTGCCCCGGAGAAAATCGGCTCTGTATACGCAGCATCGTGTCCGTATAGGGCATAGCATCACAAACGAACTTAATGACACTGAACTGCTTCATCCGCAGTAAGATGGTTTCGTAAAGTTCATCTTCTCGGTTAATGCCAATCTTGATTTGCTCTGCCCAAACGACGTGTAAACAATCCCCCACAGGCCTACCTACCACTAGCCACGATGTTTTACCCACATCGAGCCCCATAACTAAGCCATAAGCCCCCGAACTGTCTGGGTAACTAGGCGCTAATTCAGTATTCGCCTTAACAATTCCCGCCAACACTGAGTTACTTGCATCTGCAAAAGGCAGCCCTAAAGTGAAGTTACGAAAATGCCCCTCCTCTTCTTTAAACTCTAGCTTTTTACGCAAGATAGAAGTGGGAGTATGGTAGTCAGGCAAGTCAAACGGCGTTACTGAGTAACCTTGACTGTGTTTAATGTGGGGAAACTCCGCCACCCACTCTCTGTAGTCCGGTCTTAAATTACTTTTCGTGATCGGCTTGTGACACCCTTCACAAAGGAGCTGTGCCTGCTCAATGAGTCCTCTATCAGCCAGATCCTGAACCTCAAGGTAAGTGATCTCAGCCATATCTCCGTCGTATCCAGGCACCACGACGTGATGTAAGAAGTTAGGCCAAAACCAGTGAGCACAATGTTTGCACTTAACCAACCTGCGCCTCTGATCACTTTTGTCAAATAAGGCTGAGACACCCATCTGGGGTAAAGTGGGTGTTGAGAACTTTCTACGTATGCCACGGATTTCTAACTCCTCGTTAAAGATTCTTGAATGTGAAAGGCGAGACTCGGCGGTCACAAGGACTTCAGGGTTGGAAAAGTCAACCTCATCACACAATAAAATATCGGTAGGGATCGAGATCAAGGCCTTACCGAAGGTCCCTGCCATGAATATCTGGCTAGTCCCTAGTTGCTTAAAAGAAGAGCTGTCGCTCCCTCCTACAATGATAGAAGAAAGATACTTACTCCCCCGAATAACAGGATCAATACGAGACTTCGAAAACCTAAGTGCTTCATGCACAGTTGGTAGAGTATAGATCCCCACTGTATCAGGGCTAATAGCAACAAAGCCAAGCATGAGCCTAGAAGTACACTCAGATAAACCAACCTGTGAAGGTTTAATAACCACAACATTTGGATGGGTCGCATCAACAATATCTCTTTGGAATTCGTGTCCGTCAAAACTAAACTTTTTACCTGCCAGCGTGGTATTTTTCTCTAACCAATAAGACACCCTCCCTAGCGCACTGGTACGCTCAACTGAATCTTTCAGTCTGCTGAGGTATTCATTCGCTAGAGGGTTTAATTCACTCACAGTTTAAAACCAGCTCCAGATAACTTAGCCACTTGATCATTCATAGGATTAAGATTAGCTAAAGAAGTATCAGTCTCTCCATCAGTGTAACTTTGAGTCTCTAAAATCTTAACAATAGCCTCTCTGATGGTAAAGACCCATCGAGCCCCTACGCCTCCCACGACTTTGAAAAGGTGGGTGTCCATTACATTGGATTTAAAGATAGCAGGGTAAAGAATTTCCCCTTGAGCCACCAAACACCAGCGTTCATGAGGATGCACTAGAATAGCCGCATGTTCATCAAGCGTGCTGATCGTATCTTTCAGGCCTAACTCGGCTTTTGCCCTAAGCGGGTGGCCCTTATGTAAGTAGAGCCACTCTTTAGGGTTATGTACCAACAAGCCTGCAATCCTGGACATCAGTTCATCAGACGTTTGAGTATCTGATTGCAAGGTGTACAGTGCAGCGACTTGTTTCTTCATCTCCACAGGAACTGAAGGCAAGTGATCCTTTAATACCTGTAACATATTCATTTACCAGTCTGGCACAGCTTAATAATGCCCAGTATATCTGCATCTAAACTCGCTGCTAAACCGTCATATAGACTAGTAAAGTAGGATATCTCCGCATCTACGGCTAAGAGGGTTGCTTCATACTCATCAATACTGTTAACTAACTGAATACAAGTATCAAGACGTAACTCAATAGCTTTTGCAATACTTTCTAACGTGTATAACGGTGTCATTTTAAACTCCAAAAAACTTTAGTAAACCAATCCAAACGAATAACTAATCGCTCTAATTGCAGTAATTCTTCAACATCCTCGATAAGATCTAACAAAGTTAGGGTGCTATCAAGAGTAAATAAAGCAGGTAAAACACTAAAATCCTTTCCAGTTTTCTTAAAAACAAGGCAACTTTTATCCGATTTACGATACAAAACGACTAAATTTATTGATTTATCGCTTAAATCTACCCAATTTGTGTGGATAATCGAACTATTTAGCAGCGTTTGAGAGGTTTTAGGTAGTGATAAAGGTCTCCAATCGTCTGGTTCCCTATAAACAGATGTAAGTACCTCAGCAGCGCGTTTACTTAGCATTATTTCAAAGCCTCTTCTAACAAAGTAAAGAAAGTCAATTGTGCTTCTCCTGATAAGGTACGCACGACCTCAACGGTAGCCGTCTCGATCTTTCTTAAGCGATCTTGGTTCGTGATGTCGTCATTGAGCTTGGTCAGCATCGAAAACAAAGAAGTGGAGGCTTGAATCATGTCTTTGACCTCCCTAGTTGTAGCTGTTTCGCCTTTAGCAGTGATCTGCTTACGGAACTGCTTCAAGTAGGTCATCTGCTCTTGAACTTCTTTTAGCAGGTCATTGAGCACACCATCCCCTGAGGAAGGGGCGTAGATCGTTTCCTTGATAATTAAGGCGATTCGGTCAACGTGATCTTCCGTGAGGTACTTCTTATGTCTTTCCAGTCCGTCTAGTAACTGGGCAATGGACATCTCTTCCATGTAAATCCTAAATAAAAGAAAACCCCGATTAAGGTCGGGGTTATAAAGTGTGCTCGAGGGGAGGTGAGCGACCAGGAATTAGTTAGGCATCCTTGCCTATGTCTTTGTCCATTGGGGAGTACTTTAGCATGAGGGGGACGGGGGGCGTGAGGCCATATGGCGTG